GGGCGCTGGTTGATGACTTATGAAATAGACTCAACAGATACTTTTAGTAATGCGCCGGTTATTCCGGGCGAGGGCGTGCTTGCAGCTAACGGCATTTATGCGTTGATGACCAACATCGACTCAACGCAGATTTATTATGGCTAAAAAGAAAGGCCCGGTTCTCTCGGTAGGTCGCGGCGAGAAGCTGCCGGTCTCTAAAGGGGCTGGGCTGACTGCTAAAGGCCGCGCTAAGTACAACGCAGCCACAGGATCAAACCTTAAAGCGCCACAGCCGCAAGGCGGTGCTCGCAAGAAGTCATTCTGTGCCCGTATGTCTGGTATGCCCGGTCCAATGAAGGACGAAAAAGGCAAACCTACTCGTAAGGCTGCTTCACTAGCTAGATGGAAATGCTGATATGAACGAAACTGTTTCAACTGCAAGAGAACTCGCTACACACGCAGCGGATATTGCGCACCTTCAAAGTGATATGGACAAAATGTCTGCTGATATGGCAGAGATTAAAACCATGATTGCCAACATCAATACAACACTTGCGGAAGCCAAAGGCGGCTGGAAAGTGCTCATGATGTTTGGTGGTGCAGGTGGTCTAGTAGGCGCAATGGTAGCCCAGATTATTCACGCAATCCCCGGAGGTAAGTGATGAAAGCTAACCCAATGAACCCTAAGAATCCAGCTAAACCTAGCGTTGCAAAGGCTATCAAAATTCCAACTCGTGGGCACAACCGTGCTGATCTCCAGAAGGTAAACAATCCAAAAACCAACCAAGGCTCTACAGAGCTTTTTAAGAAAGGCGGCGATACTATGGCTACTAAGATGAACCCCGGCTTCATGGCAATGATTGCTAAGAAAAAAGACGGCGCTAAGAGTGCTATGCCAGCGGCTCTAGCGAAACACGCAGCTAAACCTGCATCCAAAGCTCACGCTGGCCTCAAAGCCGGTGGTATGACCAAGATGGGCGCTGTCAAAACCAGCCCTAAGCCTGACGGTATCGCCAAGCGCGGCATGACCAAAGGCACTCAAGTCACTATGAAGAAAGGTGGGAAGTGCTAATGGCTACTAAAAAACGTGCAAAACGATTTGATCGTGGTGGTATGTCTGAAGAAGACTTAGCTAGTAATCCTAATCGCGGTATCGTAGATCAAACTGAAGAAGAAGCGGCAAATGAAGCTGCAATGACGATGCGCCAACGTGCAATGACTGAAGGCGATCGTGATGAGAAAGCAATGGCTACACCAGCAATGCGCAGCCTCAAAGTTGAGGCGGAAGCCCCAGTTAAATCTGCGCCTGCAATGCGTAAACCTAAGCCGTCTGGTGTTTCGGATACAGGTTCAAAATTAAGAGCAATGGACAATGCGATGGCTCCTAAAAAACCCGAGACCCTAGACGAACGTAGGAACCGCAGAGCCACAGAGTTTAAAGAGCTTTTTACAAGAAGGTCACCGATGGCTGCTGCCCGCGATGCTATGAAGCCTAAGTTTAAAGCTAGCTCAAGCTACGCTTCGGGTGGTTCAGTATCTGCTTCGTCCCGTGCCGACGGTATTGCTACCAAAGGCAAAACTCGTGGAAAGATTTGCTAAATGAAATACCCCGACGCTACTCCGGTGGACGAGCCTGTAGCTAAGCCAAAACAGGCGGCTAGCGCACCTAAGCAGGCAAAAGCCAAGACGTACCCTGATTCAGTCCCAGTGGATGAACCAGTCGTAAAAAAGGCCAAGGGTGGGTCCATCCGTGGCGGCGGTATCGAGTCCCGTGGCAAGACCAAGGGTAAGATGATTACCATGAAAAACGGCGGGATGTGCTGATATGTTAGCCAGTCGCGGTATGGGTAACATCAACCCCTCCAAGATGCCTAAAGGCAAGACGATCACTCGTAAGGATGATCCGAACAAGGTCGAAATGTATGCAGAAGGCGGCAAAGTAAAATCCAAAGTAAATGCGGCGGGTAACTACACGAAGCCTGATTTACGCAAACGGATTTTTAACAGCGTCAAAGCTGCGGCGATCGTAGGTACGGGTGCAGGGCAGTGGTCCGCACGTAAAGCTCAAGTTATGGCTAAACGGTATAAAGCCGCAGGTGGCGGGTACCGTGACTAAGTGGTCTGATAAACGCAAGAAGTCTATAGACTGCGATAACCCAAAAGGTTTTTCAGAGAAGGCCCACTGTGCCGGTAAGAAAAAAATGGCCGGTGGTGGTTTGGCTAAACCGCAACAGTCTCTCAAGGACTGGGGCAAACAAGATTGGACAACTAAAAGTGGTAAAAAATCTTCTGACACAGGTGAGCGCTACCTTCCAAAAGCTGCAATCAAAAGTCTTAGCGCTAGTGAGTATGCTGCAACGACCAAAGCCAAGCGAGCCGGGAAAGCCGCCGGAAAACAATTCGTAGCACAGCCTAAAACAATTGCAAAGAAAACAGCGGGATTTAGATAATGGCTAAAGCAACTGATATAAGTGATTTGCGCAAGCTGGAAGACGATGAAAAAGAACACGGCAAAACTTCAACAAAACTGAAGTCGTATGCAACGGGTGCGTTGAATTTAGTGCCGTTTTTAAATCAGTCGGGTATTTCATACCCCGGACCCAAAGAATACGAAGCTAAGGGAAAGGGGCTCAGCCGCTCTATTGCATCGGAACGCGAAGCTATTAAAAGGGGCGAAAGAGACTACATCGTCCAAGACGAGGCTCCGCTTCCTAAAGGTATGATTGAAAAAAAGGCAAAAGGCGGTAAAGTTACAGCTTCCAGCCGTGCCGATGGCCTCGCACAACGCGGCAAAACCCGTGGGAAAATGATCTAATATGGCAAGCTCAGGAACCTCAGCGTTTAATCTAGACCTTACCGAATTGGTAGAGGAGGCGTTTGAACGTGCTGGTTCTGAACTGCGCACGGGCTATGACCTGAAGACAGCTCGCCGTTCCCTTAATCTTTTATTTGCAGACTGGGCCAATCGTGGTGTAAACATGTGGACGTTTGAGCAGGGGACGATTACCTTGACTCCGGGCTTATCTACTTATGCTCTACCCGTGGACACCGTAGACCTTTTAGAGCACGTTATACGTACTGGCGCAGGCACTGCCTCGACACAAGCGGACCTAACAATCACACGTATTAGTGTGTCTACCTACGCTACGATCCCTAACAAACTTCAGCAAGCTCGCCCCATTCAGATTTGGATACAGCGGCTTGACGGTGAGCGGTCAGCTATTGGTACAGTTTTGACAAGCGCAATCACAGCTACAGACACTACGATTAGTGTAGCTACTACAGTAGGTTTGGCTACATCTGGCTTTGTAATGATTGAGTCAGAGATTATCTTCTACGGCGCTGTTTCTGGCACTCAACTTCTATATTGCTACCGTGGACAGGCTTACACCACTGCGGCGTCGCACATCAACGGAACTCCCGTATACGCGCAGAACTTACCCTGCGTAACGGTATGGCCTACCCCAGACAACACTACTACTTACCAATTAGTTTATTACCGCATGCGCCGTATTGACGATGCAGGTAACGGTGTAAACACAATGGATGTACCTTTCCGGTTCTTACCCTGCATGGTTGCAGGTTTGGCCTACTACTTGGCGCTGAAGGTCCCTAACGGGGCTATGCGGCTGGACATCCTCAAAGCACAGTACGACGAAGCATGGCAGTTTGCTGCAACGGAGGACAGGGAATCAGCGGCGTCGCGGTTCGTCCCACGTCAGATGTTTATAAATTAAGTTATGGGCAATAGATTTGCGTCAGGAAAAAGGGCGATTGCAGAGTGCGATCGCTGTGGGCAACGGTATAAACTGAAACAGCTAAAGAAAGAGATTATCAAGCTTAAGGAATACAACCTTTTGGTGTGTCCTGAGTGCTGGGACCCGGATCAACCGCAGTTGCAGTTGGGTATGTTTCCAGTAGATGATCCACAGGCCGTGCGTAATCCGCGTAATGACACGACTTATGTTACATCGGGCACAAACACAAGTGGGTACCCTTCGGGGGGCTCTAGAGATATTCAGTGGGGTTGGTACCCGGTAGGTGGGGCATCATTTTTTGACGTTGCGTTGACGCAGAACTACTTGGTTGCAACGACGAATGTTGGTATAGTTAGTATTACGGTTTCATAGGAGTTAATCATGGATAAAAAAACTGTCAAACGTATTGCAGATACCGAGGCCAAGAAGATGGTTAAGGGTCACGAGTCACGTATGCACGTAAAAAAGATGAAGGCCGGTGGCCCCACATCTGAAGACCGGATGCGAGTTGGTCGCAACCTGTCCCGCGCAGCTAATCAGAAAACGGGGTGAATCATGGCAACACAAAGCATGAAACGCATGGGCAAAGAAGTTGGCCCTGCCAGCCTCTACGCTAAACCTCACACTATGTCAGGCGGTAGCGTAACCGTTGCTGAAAATCCCGGCAAAGAACCTAACCGTAGCAAGTTAGACTCGTTTGACGTAAGCGTGGGCAATATCAGCAAATCTGCTGGTAACGAGCCAACTAAAACAACTGGTATCAAAATCCGTGGTACTGGCGCGGCTATCAAAGGTGTGATGGCCCGGGGCCCAATGGCATAAAGTATGAACTACGCTGCTCTAGTTACTGCAATCTCCGATTACACGGAGAACACATTCCTAACTGCGGATATGAATATGTTCATAAAGCAGGCAGAGCAGCGCATTTACAACACCGTTCAGTTCCCCCCGCTGCGTAAAAACATGACAGGGACTATTACAGCCAATAACAAGTACTTGTCTTGCCCTGAAGATTTTCTTTCGTCTTACTCGTTAGCTGTGGTCGATACTACTGGAGCGTATTCTTTTTTACTTAATAAAGATGTTAACTTCATCCGTGAAGCATACCCCACCCCAACCGACACAGCTATCCCTAAGTACTACGCTTTGTTTGGTCCGACAGTTTCGGGGTCTGTTATTAGCACTGAGCTTTCGTTCATTCTTGGCCCAACGCCAAATGCTACATACGTTGTAGAGCTTCACTATTACTACTATCCAGAGTCTATCGTCACTGCTAGTACTACATGGCTAGGTGACAACTTTGACTCCGTATTGCTCTACGGGTCGTTGGTAGAAGCAATTACCTACATGAAGGGCGAAGCCGACATGGTTGCTCTTTACGATGGCAAGTACAAAGAAGCGTTAATGCTGGCTAAACGACTTGGCGATGGCCTTGAGCGTCAGGATGCGTACCGTAGCGGTCAATACCGTCAGGCAGTCACATGATCGTCCAAACCCAGACCACTTCGTTTAAAGCAGAGGTGTACCAAGCGGTACACAATCTGTTAACGGACACAATCAAGATTGCCCTTTACACGGCAAACGCTAACCTTGATGCCGATACCACGGTATATAGCACCCTCAATGAGGTTGTAGCGTCAGGCTATACAGCGGGCGGAAACACCATGACAGGCGTTGCGCTTAATACTTCTGGGTACACGGTCTACGTTAACTGGGCTAATACGTCTTGGTCAACAGCAGTGACAGCACGGTGCGCCTTGATTTACAATGCCAGTCAAAGCAATAAGTCCATTGCAGTGTTGGATTTTGGGTCAGATAAAACATCTACCACTACGTTCACCATCACAATGCCCGCCAATACAGCTACTTCAGCGTTAATTAGGAGTTCAAATTGATTGTTACGACTACCAAAGGTGAAATGGACGATTCCTTGTTGGAGCATCGTTCTGGCACTGTAGACAATGAAAACGAGTTAACTACTTGGACCGAGTACTGGTTGGATGGTGAATTAGTTCACCGATCTGCTCACGTTACGCTGAAGAAAATACCCACTTTTGCAGGCGCTGAAACCGCTTCTTTTTAAGGAAATATCATGGCAAATACCCAATCAATGTGCACCTCGTTTATGGGCGAGTTAATGACCGCAACCCATAATTTCGGTACTGCACCGACCCGTGGAACGGGCGCAACCGACACATTTAAAGCGGCTCTGTATCTGACCTCAGCTACTTATAACGCGGCAACCACTGCGTACTCTGCAACAGGAGAAGTATCTGGGACCAATTACACCGCAGGCGGTGTGACGGTAACAGCAGCAACGCCGCCAACAGCAACCAACAGTTCAGCAACGGCAGGCGTAGCGTTTTTTACACCGTCAGCTTCGCTTACGTACACAACCGTAACCTTGAGCACTGCGTTTGATACCGTATTGATCTACAACTCTACTCAGAGTAATAAAGCGGTTTCTGTACACACATTTGGTTCACAGACGATCACTGCGGGTACATTTACGTTGACTATGCCTACAAACAACACGTCAACTGCGTTGTTGCGTTTGGCTACAACCTAAGAGTAGTTTGTGGCTCTCGGCTGGGGTGATGACACTTGGGGTGATTACGGCTGGGGCGGAGCGATTCCAACCACAGGTGTCGTCGCTGCGGGCGCTGTTGGCACGGTAGAGCACAGTAAAACTGTAGCCCTAAGCGGAGTAGGCGGTACAGGCGGGGTAGGGGATGTTGTTAAGGCTACCAACCTCAACAAACTTGGAGACTTAGCTTCTGGGTTTGTAGGTTCAGTTACTTATGACCACACCATAGCGTTAACTGGGGTTGCGGCGACAGGGGCAGTTGGAATTGGTTGGGGTGGTGATACTTGGGGTTCTAATAGTTGGGGCGGCGTAAGTCTTATCCCAGTATTTGTCTATGAAGTAGCTATTACAGGTGTTTCGGCTACTGGCGAAGTGGGGGAGCTTCTTGAGATTAACAACCCCAACAAACTTGGAGACTTAGCTTCTGGGTTTGTAGGTACTGTTGAGGCAAATAGAACTGTAGCGCTTTCAGGCGTAGCTGCAACAGGAGCAGTTGATACAGTAGTTGGGTCGGCTGTAACAAGTATTTCAGGCGTTAGCGCTTTAGGGGCAGTAAATCAAATTATTGTTCCGTTACCGTCGAACCAAGCTAATGGCGCGGTTGGAACTGTTACTACAGATAGGGTAATGGCCCTTACAAGCGCTAGCGCAGGTGGTTCCGCAGGTTTAGTAGCTCTGGCTAATAGGTCTTTTGCGCTGACTGGAAACTACGCAGCAGGTGACATAGGGGTTGTAATTGCGGTATATTGGAAGCTAATTGATGACATGCAGGTCGCAAACTGGCAAAATATAGATAACGTGTAATCCAAAATTGGGTTGAAATAGTAACTTGAGGTAAATTATGGCAACATCAGCAACGGCACTTTTGGGCCTAGCCCTCCCCGTAACGGGCGAATTGTCCGGTACATGGGGCGATACGGTCAACAACTCTTTGACAGCATTGCTAGACACCGCTGTAGCAGGCACTACCACACTTAGCACAGACGCAGACGTAACCCTGACAACCACAACCTTAGCGGCTAACCAATCACGTCAGGCAGTTCTTTTGTGTACAGGCGCTCGCACAGTTCTGCGAAATATCACAGCCCCGGCGCAGTCTAAAACGTATGTAGTCGTAAACATCACAACTGGCGGATTCCCTGTAGTTATAAGAGGCGCTGGGCCTACTACCGGTGTAACAGTTGCTGCAGGGTCTATAGCTTTTGTAGCTTGGAACGGATCAGATTTTGTTTCGCTTTTGAACAATCCGACAATTACAAACTACACCGAGTCTGTGGTTGCGATTGGCACTGTTGGGGCTTCGAGCACACTGTCGTTGACCAACGGTACGGTGCAGACTGCAACCTTGACAGCCTCAACCCCTTGCACATTTACAATGCCAACCGCAACGAATGGTAAAAGTTTTATTCTGCAGATAACTCAAGCGGCTACAGGCATGACTACTGCTACTTTTACAGGAGTAAAGTTTAATGCAGGTACAGCACCAGTCATTACGGCAACCGCGTCAGCCGTAGACATACTCTCATTTGTTGCTATCGGTTCTACTTGGTACGGCACTTACGCACAGGCGTTTGCATAATGTTCGCAGCACTTAATGCTTTTCTTACTGGGGCACTGCCCGTATTTAATTTCAACCTAACTACTGGGTCGGATTTAAATCTGCGAACGCAAGCGTTGGCGGCTGGGTGGAATGGTGTTTTTCCGCTAGTTGCAACGATACCCGTTAGTAACACAATCAGCGGCACAGCTGGAAATACTGCATTAACCATTAACGGCTCGTTTCCTAACAAAGTAACGCTGATAAACAATGGTTTAATCCAAGGTTTTACTGGCGCTACTGGCACTACTGGCGCTACTGGCGCTACTGGTAATCCCGGTGGAGCAGGAGCAGCGGGGACAAATGGTGCGGCGGGCGGCGGTGGCGGCGGTGGATACGCCGCACCGGGCAATGCAGGTGGTGCGGGCGGTGCTGCTGGTAACGGTAGCACAGGCGGTAACGGAACTGCTGGTGGTACGGGCGGTACGGGCGGTACGGGTAATACAGGTGGTTTAGCTATTCTCGTTTCTGTCCCTGTCTCTATTAACAACCTAACTACCATTTCTGGCGGTACGGGAGGTTCCGGCGGTGCGGGCGGTACGGGTGGTACAGGTGGTCCCGGAGGCGCGGGCGGCGCTGCTGGAGTTCGGTCCGGTGGTGGCGGCGGTGGCGGCGGTGGTGGGTATTATGATGTTGGAACCCCCAAATCCCCTTCGTATATTTATACTGCTGGTGATACTGGTGGTAACGGATACAGCGTTGCTGGTGGCGGTCCATTTGGAGGCGCTGGTGGTGGAGTCAATGCGGGTACAGGCGGCACAGGCGGCGGCTCAGGTGGCGCAGGTTCAACAGGTGGTGGTGGAAACCTTGGCGGTGGCGGTGCAGGTGGAGCAGGGGGAGCAGCAGGCTCTGCGGGTGCTACAGGCTCTGCGGGTGCTACAGGCGGTACAGGTGGTACAGGTTCAGCAGGGGCAACAGGAGCTTATGTACAGGGTAACTCTAATGTTACGTGGATTAACTTTGGAACAAGAAATGGAACAGCATCATGATTAAATACAAAATTATTGAAACTAATATCGCAGGGCACTCTATTGTTGTGCGGTACTACACTGATATCATTACAGAAGCAATGCTATCAACGGACACTCTTGACGGCATAATTCGCCGCTGCCGTACAGACTACTCTTTTGACCTACCTGTACCAGCCCCAACAGGGACAGCGCTACATGATTTTATTGTGACCCGCGCACCTACAGCGTGGTTGCAGACACAAGAAGACGTTCTCAATCCCAACGTAGACACATCACTTGCTGCAATTATTCCGTTGGTGGGTGTTGAAGTAAACGTGGTGACAAATGCAATTTAAAGTAAAGCAGTTACTTGCAGGGGTCTTAACCACACTAGCTTTAACCAGCCACGCTGAACTTCCCAAGACGCTAAAGGTTTACAGTGCATACGTTGTAAATCTCCCGTTTTGCAAAGCCATATTTGACGAATACGATAGGGTTTACGGAACAGAATCGCAGATCAGCATTAAACCGGGGACTACTGGAATGATGGCTATGAAAGCCATGCAAGCGGAACCAGAGTTTTCGGTCTTATGCCCTACTGGGGTTTCAGATCACGTTGTCAACAAAATAACGTATCCCGGTAACGATGCGGCGTTTGACGATTTAAAAATAGTTTCGGTTTTAGCTACCCTTGGGCCTATGTTTGTCACGGGTAACGGCAATAAGTTTGCAACGCTGCCTGAGATGCTTCGGCAAGGTAAAGAGATAACCGTCGGTTACCATTCGCAAGGTTTAAAGACCGCCGCCGCTGAGGTCTTAAAGGACAGTAAGGTAATTTGGGTTGCGCATAAGTCATCCCTAGAAGCAATGGCTGCATTGAACGATGGGTCTTTGGACTTGTATCCAGATGGCGCGGGGCTTTTATCTTTAGTGTCTGCGGGTAAATTAAAAAGTCTTGGGCGTATTAACGCCCCTGATACTGTGCCCGGCATTGACCTAAGCGCGGTGTACCCGTCAGCCGCAAAGACTAAGCTTATTATGGGTATTTCGGTATCTTCAAAAAACTCTGCTGCTGACTTAAAAGAATTTGAGGCACGTATCAAGAATGTGCAGTCTTCGGCTGGCGTACAAGAAGCAATTCGTGCGGCTGGCTATAAACCGCAGTACATGTCTTCTAAAGAAGCGGAAGTGGTCATACAGACTTTTAAATCAAAATACGCGGCGCAATAATATGCCTACAAGACACGGTGAATACTGTGTTGGTGGGCTACGTTTCCTAAACAAGTATGACGCTCTAGTTTTTGCCACGCAGACTAACCAAACGGTAATGTGGGATTTTAATGACGCAGTATTTTCTTGTTTTGATTGGACAGTGCCTGTCCCCGAAAACATAGACGAGCTTTACAAGCGGCGAGCGCAACAGCTTCGAGATAAGTACGACTACGTTTCGTTATTTTTTAGCGGGGGCTTAGACAGTACCAATGTCCTTCATGCGTTTATAGACAACGACATTCGTTTAGACGAAATAGTCATGTACAAGCCCCGCTGTTATGTGCATGACCCCAATAGCCCCGTTCTTGGGAAAAACTTGTTCTCAGAGTTGGAGTTTGCAGCACTGCCACACCTACAAAAGTACGTAGAGGGTAAAGGTATAAAGGTTCGTACAATTTTTTTTGAGGATGTCTTTGACACACTGCTAAGAAATAACACCTACGTATCGCAGTTTTATAAAATTAGCGCCCTTTCAGCCTCTAATTTGGCGCGGGTAGCTATAGCAGTCACTGACGCAGATTGGAGAAGTTTGTACGATGCGGGGAAGAATGTAGCCCACATACAAGGGGCAGATAGACCAGTGCTTAGCAAGCAGGGCGCAGGTTATACGTTTGCCTTTAATGATTCTGTATCTTCTTTTTCATTTGAACCAGCAGAAGCAAACGAGACGTCTGAAAAACTAAAGGCGCATCAGCATCACGAGTGGTTTTACTGGACTCCTGATATGCCTAAGCTGGCAATTAAACAAGCGCAGCTAACAAAACAGGCTTGGATGGCAAACCCAGAAAAACCCCGTGGGCAAGATATAGCTATAGAACAATTGTTTCCCTCGCATGTTTTAAGTGTCCGCAATTTGTTTCATGCAGGAAAAGCTATGTGGGGGACTAATAGCATTAATCACCAGTGGATTCACTCCCCAGAAATAACCTATGCAAAAGGCGTTTTTGTAGACATGCTATCTCACGCAAGGGCAACAGTAAGTGATAAACTTACCCTGCCAGACCCCAATATCCGAGCAGAAAGGCCAAGAGCAGGGTCATACATACATATGCACTCAAAAGAATATAGGTTGTAATGCTTGATGCACTTGCTTCTGCTCAGATACCGTGGCCCAATACCGAGACAAAAATCGTGTTGGTGTGCCGCGTCGTACTGCCGAGCGAGAAGTACGGGGCAAACGAGTTTTTAGACAAAGACGGGAGGGTGTGCCGTTGGGTTGTGGAGGTGATTAAGAAAGAGCGCCATGATTGACCCCCTAACCGCTTTTGCTGTAGCACAGGGTGCTATAAAAGGAATCCAAGCTGCTATAAAAATGGGCAAGGATGTCCAAGGCATCACGAATGACGTGATGAAGTTTTTTGACGCAAAAGATAAAGTAGCCAAGGAAGCAATAAAAGACCCAAAAAAGAAGTACAGTTCAGACACCAGCCAAGCAATGTCTACGGTCATGCAACTGCATGAACTGAATAAAGCCGAGGAAGAGTTGAAGTGGCACTTTATCAACCAAGGCCATAGCGCCTTGTGGACACAGATTGTTTTAGAGCGCAACTCGATTGTGCAGCGCAGGAAAGTGCAGGAGATACTGGATGCTAAAGCGGCTAAGAACCGCAAGGCAGAGATTGACGAAGCCATCACAATGGGTCTTTGCGTACTAGTAGCCGCAGCCATTTTTACTTTGGTTGCTTGGGGGATTATTGCAATGAAAGGAAAACTATGAAAGTTGCATGCGTTGATATTTTTGATGGGCTTGTAAACGCTACGTTGCGCAATCAAATTATTACGTACATTATGGGTAGCGCTTTCCGTATTGGATGGCCTGATTCTAGTATTGGCCCAAAATCTGCCTACAAGTACCTGCACTCGCGGTACACCAAAGAAGAACTTATAGCATGTGGGCTAGGAAATGTAATTCTCTCATCACCAGAAATTGCTCCACTTGTAGAGGGCAAAGAGTTAACTAGGTGCGTTATAAATTTAACCCATACAGGGGATATAAACTTTGCCCACACCCACCCTACAGGGGAAACAGTTGTTTTGTACTACGCAAACTTAGATTGGCTTCCTGAATGGCGGGGAGAAACAATGTTTTACAACGACGATTGTTCTGAAATAATTTATGCCTCTAGGTACACACCCGGACGAATTGTTGTTTTTGATGCAACTATTCCCCACGCCATTAACCCCCAGTCGAGTATTGGCCCACAGAATAGATTTACAGTTACTATTAGTTTTAACCCTATACCCCCAAAAGTAGAAGCATAGAAAGGAAAAAATATGTTTGACATCACAGGACTACTAGCAGTCGGCGGTAAGCTCATAGACAAGCTCATCCCCGACCCAGAGGCCAAGGCCAAAGCCCAACTCGAACTTGCCACACTTGCCCAAAGCGGTGAACTGGCAAAGATGGCTAATGAGACTGACCTTTACAAGACTGAGCAAGCTGGCGTGTCTGAACGCTGGGATGCGGATATGTCATCCGATTCTTGGTTGTCAAAGAACATTCGCCCTATGGCCTTAGTTGCCATTTTTATTGCTTACTTTTTGTTTGCACTGATGAGCGCCTTTGGGTACAACGCGCAAGCGTCTTACGTTGAACTGCTAGGGCAGTGGGGCATGCTAGTCATGTCGGCGTATTTTGGGGGTCGCACGCTTGAGAAAATCATGGAAATGCGGAGCAAGAAGTGATAATTCAGCACTTGAAACACCCGTTTCATCACACCATCATTTACAATTTTTTTGACGCCAAGGCGTTGAATGAAATAAAACAAGAAGCGCTTTCGTTAGTTCCTACGATTGAAGCTACAGAGCCAAAAGACGTACACCACGCGCAACTGCGTAATACGTCTCACACTTTATCTCTTGGCCTAGATGACTTTTTTGTAGAAGACCGGAATAAAAGCAAGATAATTTCCTTTACTAGAGAAATTTTTAACCTATGCAATCAAGGAGTGCTGCATAGTAAAGACAACCCTTTTATAGGCTATATACCAACAAGCAATCACGACAACACGTTTTTGCAGCTTTATAAAAACGGGAGTAGCTACTTTGCCCATCAAGATGCTGCAGTGGTGACCATGCTATACCCCATTTTTCTAGGCAAAGACTTTGAAGGCGGCAAGTTAACATTTCCAAAACATGACTACACACCGCACTTTGAGGATAATTCCTGTTTAATTTTTCCAAGTTTTGAGTTACATGCTCTTTCGGCGGTGACTTCTAACGATGAAGGTTACGTCAGGGCTTCTATAAACCAAAGGCTGTACATAAGATGAGCAGAGAACAACTATCCCAATGGGTTACTTTGATTGCGTCCGTCACTCTGTCGCTTACTGTGCTGTCAATGGTATTCGTGTTTATGTTTGGGTTCTTTGACGTGCTAGTCGATAACGACAAACTGTTTGGAATTGTTGGCCCTGCGTTTCAAACC